CCGATTTCGGTGGTTTGGATGATCAAGATATTCCAATGAAAATGGACATACACCATGAAGGTATGAGATATTGTCCTAAGTGTCAAAAAAATGAAACAGGGAGTGAATGTAAATATGGAGAAAAATATTGGAGAATGTTTTCACTACCATCTTCATTAGCTCCAGAACAACCATATAGTATTGCAAAAGTTCATCCAGCAAATGAGAATGTAAGTTTTGAAATTGGTTCTGGACATAGACAAGCACAAAGACAAGCAAAGATCCGAAATCTTGCAACAGGAACAACAAATAAAGGCGAAAAGGATGCAGCAATGAGAAAACTTTCTGGTCCATCTTTACCTCTTGCGGATTCTGTAATTCAACCAGGACAATTAACAAACGAAGACTATCAAAGGATACAATCTACTGGTAATGTTTATACTATACTCTTCTCATGGAGAGGTAGGCCAATGATGAATCTTCAACTCTTCTTTCCAAATATGAAGAGACCTTCTAAAGATGAAGTAAAAACGGAAATCGAGAAGTTCTATCCAGGCGCAGTTATAATGCAGTGGTATCCAAGTCCTACCGATCCATCTAAACCAATCGTAGTTATTCAAGGTAAATGAAATGTCAATTGATCCTGACGATATTAAATTAACTGATATCAATAAAATGCTTGTTTATGAACAACAGGCAAGAATTATAGATAAATTAGATGGAGAAGAGGCAAGGCAATTTGCAAAAGCTTATTGCAAACTATTTCTACAACAACAGGAAGCGGTAGCAAATTTAGCAAAATTATAATTTTTATAATATGAGTGATCAGGTATATCTTGGTAATCCCAATCTTAAGAAGGCTAATGTAGCCGTAGAATTTACACAGGAACAAATTCTTGAATTTGTTAGATGTAAGAATGATCCTGTGTATTTTGCCAAAAATTATATTAAGATTGTTTCACTGGATTATGGTGAAATACCATTTAAAATGTATCCTTTTCAGGAGAAGTTGATCAATAATTTCCATAATAACCGATTCAATATTTGTAGAATGCCTCGTCAGACAGGTAAATCTACAACTTGTGTTTCATATTTGTTACATTATGCCGTCTTTAACGATAATGTCAACATAGCTATTCTAGCCAACAAGGCATCCACTGCACAGGATCTACTGAGTAGGTTACAATTTGCATATGAGAAACTGCCAAAGTGGATGCAACAAGGTATTGTATCATGGAATAAAAGATCGTTAGAACTAGAAAATGGTTCCAAAATTATCGCAGCGTCTACTTCTGCATCTGCTGTCCGAGGCGGATCATATAATGTCATCTTTTTGGACGAATTCGCGTTCATCCCAAATCACATTGCTGATGAATTCTTTGCCTCTGTTTATCCTACTATTTCGTCAGGTCAAAGCACAAAAGTCCTGATCGTTTCTACCCCTAAGGGTATGAACCACTTCTATCGTATCTGGCACGATGCAGAAAGAGGTAAGAATGAATATATTCCTACAGATGTTCATTGGTCTGAAGTTCCTGGCAGAGATGAGAAGTGGAAAGCTCAGACAATCGCAAACACATCTGAACAACAATTCAAAGTTGAGTTTGAGTGCGAATTTTTAGGATCTGTTGATACTCTTGTATCTGCAGCAAAACTCAGATCCTTAGTATATGATGATCCGATTAAATCTAATGCAGGTTTAGACATTTATGAAGAACCTCAAAAGGATCATAATTATGTTTTAACAGTAGATGTAGCTCGTGGTGTAGAGAAAGATTATTCTGCATTTACTATCTGTGATACAACGGCATTCCCGTATCGTCTCGTAGCAAAATATAGAGACAATCAAATTAAACCAATGTTATTTCCTAGTATCATTAAAGATCTTGCGGTTGCATATAATAAAGCATACATTCTTGTGGAGGTTAATGACATTGGAGAACAAGTTGGTCAGATTCTCCATATGGATTTGGAGTACGATAATGTCTTAATGTGTACGATGAGAGGTCGTGCAGGACAACTAGTTGGTCAGGGATTTTCTGGAAAGAAATCTCAGATGGGAGTTAAGATGTCCAAAAATGTCAAAAAGATTGGATGCATGAATCTTAAGACATTGATTGAAGGTGATAAACTTGTTATTAAGGATTATGATACTATTAGTGAACTAACAACCTTTATTCAAAAGTCAAATTCGTTTGAAGCTGAAGATGGTTGTAATGATGACCTTGCAATGTGTCTGGTAATTTTTGCGTGGTTAATTGCACAACCATATTTTAAAGAAATGACGGACAATGATGTCCGTAAAAGATTATATGAAGAACAGAAGAATCAAATTGAACAGGACATGGCTCCATTTGGTTTTATTTCTGATGGTTTAGATGGTGGTGAAAGTTTTGTAGATGGAGATGGAGATCGTTGGCATATTGATGAATATGGCGATAGATCATTTATGTGGGATTATAGATAATGGACTTTGATGATCAGTTTGAATTAGAACACTTATTTCTTACTGAAAGGAAATGTAGGGTTTGTGGGCAAACTAAAGATCTTATAGATGGATTTTACTTAACCCGTAAAGGTAGAGGTGATATAGCGTCTGCATATTCTTATGAATGTAAGTTATGTACTATTTTTAGAATAAAGAATAGTAGAAAAATAAAAATTACTAATCATAAATGGGAATATCCTGACTGGTAGGTTGTTCATTAGCGATTTCCCCATTATAAAGTAAGCAAATAATAAATATTTGTAGTCAAGTTGAAACTCTTTAGAGGGAAAGACATGTCGCTAAACTTAGTATCACCAGGCATAAAGGTCAGAGAGATTGATCTTACTGTAGGCAGAATAGATGCAGTAAACGAACAAATCGGGGCCTTTGTCGGACCTTTCCAAAAGGGTCCAGTAGATGTTCCCGTTCTTGTCGAAACGGAAAAGGATTTATTAAACACATTTGGTAAACCATTAAACAATGACAATCAGTACGAGTACTGGTTGACTGCATCTTCATATCTTTCATATGGAGGAGTATTAAGAGTAATTAGATCCGACTCTTCTTTATTGAAAAATGCAAACTATCCGGTATCCTCTCCAGTTAGTTTAAAAATCAAAAATCAAGAAGACTATAATAATAACTACGCATCTGCAACAGATTGGATTTTTGCTTCTAAAGATCCAGGATCATGGGCAAATGGATTAAAAGTTTGTACAATCGATAATGCAGCAGATCAAAGAGTTGCTATCGGTACTTATGGTATTTCTGCTGGATATGCAATAACTTGCGGAATTTCGACCAGTTATGCATCTGCTTCTGGCACTGTAGAAACTTTTAATGGATTTGTTAAGGGAATAGTAACTAAAGTCAATAAAAATAATATCGATGTTAAAATTGTTAGTTTGCATAATATAGATACCGGAGTATCTACTGAGGCATCTTATAGTTCTTCTGGATTAGGAAGAATTCTTGGAGGATCTTTCCAGTATTGGCAAATTTTTGATAATGTTGGTACTGCTACATCACTGGAGAAGTTTAGACTCGATAACAATGCTACTGTGGGAGTAGGATCAACTGTGGTTACTGTCCCAACAGAATTGACTAGTATTGTTCAAGCGAATAGTTTGATTTCTGTTGGAGATTTAATCCAAACTCTAAATGGAGCTTTATCTGCAAGAGTTACTGGAATTAGTACGGGTCAAATTTTACTGGATAGTACTTCTCCAATTTCTTTTGCATCAACAACATTGGTTGTTAGATATACAAGAAATGTTTTAGATCAGACAACAAATAAAGGTGAAGGTCTTTTCACAAAAGCAGACAACACTGCTATTGATTGGTATGAGCAACAGACTTTGGGATTAACAAATAATGTAATTTATTGGAAATCAATTGCACCAAAACCAGGAACATCTCAGTATGCTAAAGAAAGAGGTGGAAAAAATGATGAGATTCATGTTGTCGTTGTTGATGATACTGGATCCGTAACTGGAGTTTCTGGAAATATTCTAGAAAAATATACAAATTTAAGTAAGGGATTTGATGCAAAGATTTCTCCATCGGAAAACATTTATTATAAAAACTACTTAGCAAATACTTCTGCTTATGTGTTTGCTGGAACTAGTGATGCTCTATCTGGAAATAGTTTCACTACTCTTACTGGATATACTCAGACTAGTGGTGGCACTATTGCTTGGGGACAAAATTGCACGGGTGTAAATTTTGGTTCCTCGGGAAATAAATCTTATACTTTAAGTGGTGGATATGACTATTCTTCAGGATCTGGAGGAATGTCAATTTCATTATCTGATGTACTAAATTCATATGAAATTTTTAGAAATCCAGCAGAGTATGATGTTAATTTCTTAATTGCTGGTCCAGATGGAGGAAGTACTGTATTTGAAGCTCAAGCAAAAGCTAATAGACTAATAGATATCGCAGAGTCAAGAAAAGATTGTATTGCTTGCATCTCCCCAAGAAGATCTGGAATTATTGGTGTATCAAATAGCGATACTCAAACCACTAACATTATTAATTTCTTTGATTCCGTCACATCTTCTTCTTATGCAGTATTTGATTCTGGTTATAAGTATATGTTTGATAGATTCAATAATGAGTTCAGATATATTCCATTAAACGGAGATATTGCTGGACTTATGGCGAGAACATCTATCAATAACTATGCTTGGTTCTCTCCAGCTGGAGCTTCGAGAGGTGTAATAAACAACGCCATCAAACTTGCATATAATCCATCTCAACCACAAAGAGATCTTCTCTATCCTAAGAGAATTAACCCAGTAATCTTCTCCCCAGGTGCAGGAATCATTCTCTTTGGAGACAAAACTGGACTTTCAGTTGCAAGTGCATTTGATAGAATTAATGTTCGTCGCCTGTTCTTAACGGTTGAAGATACGATTTCTAGAGCTGCCAAGGCACAACTCTTTGAATTCAATGATGTTATTACAAGATCAAACTTCGTAAATATTGTTGAACCATATCTCCGTGATGTTAAGTCAAAGAGAGGAATCACAGATTTCTTAGTTGTTTGCGATGAATCAAATAATACTCCAGATGTGATTGACGCAAATCAATTTAGGGCTGATATTTTCATCAAACCTGCAAGATCAATTAACTTTATTGGTCTCACTTTTGTTGCTAATAGAACTGGTATTAGCTTTGAAGAGGTTGTTGGAACCGTTTAATTTTTCAAAACATCAATCCCTACAGAGGTAAAAACAAATGGCATTTTCAAATACTCCAAGTTTTAGCTCCAGAACTTTAGAAGATTTCAAAGCAAGATTAATTGGTGGAGCAGCTCGTCCAAACCTTTTTGAAGTTGAATTAAATTTCCCTAGTTTTGCTACAGAAGGATCTACTGGTGATACGACAGATCAGACAAGATCTGTAAGTGAATTATCCAGATTCATGATTAAAACTGCTAACCTACCGGCATCCAATGTTGGTGTTATCGAAGTTCCTTTTAGAGGAAGAACTTTAAAAATTGCAGGTGATAGAACATTTGATGTTTGGACAGTTACTGTCATTAATGATGTTGATTTTTCTCTTAGAACTGCTTTTGAAAAGTGGATGAATGCAATCAACAAACACGATGATAACTCTGGTCTAATCAATCCAGCACAATATCAGAGAGATGCAGTTGTAAAACAGTTTGGAAGATCTTCCGTACAATCTGCAAATTCTAGTGTCACATCTCCAACCATTACCACTGCTGGGGATTCAATTCCAGTTCTTAAGGCATACAAATTCTATGGAGTTTTCCCAACTTCCGTAAGTGCAATTGATTTATCATATGATTCTACTGATGCCATCGAAGAGTTTACTGTTGATCTTCAAGTTCAATGGTGGGATGCTCTTGATTCAACCGGAACTACTCAATTGGGTACAGATCCTCAAGTTTTGAACCCTCTATAAATAATAGAAATATAGTTCAAATTTGAATAATGCCTAAATTATTTGGTTTCAAAATCCAAGACTCGGAGGACGATAGATCAAAAAGGTCTATCGTCTCTCCTGTTCCGGAGAATCAAGAAGATTCTTCGGATTTTTATGTTGCGAGTGGATTTTATGGACAGTATGTTGACATCGAAGGAGTTTATAAGTCTGAGTATGATTTAATCAAAAGATATCGTGAAATGGCTATTCATCCAGAAGTGGATAGTGCTATTGAAGATATTATTAATGAAGCTATCGTCTCCGATCAAAATGATTCTCCCGTTCAAATTGATCTCCAAAATGTACCGGCTTCAGACAGACTTAAAGATATAATCAGACAAGAATTTAAATATATTAAAGAACTTTTAGACTTTGATAAAAGATGTCATGAGATTCTAAGAAATTGGTATGTTGATGGCAGAATTTACTATCATAAAGTTATCGATTTAGAAAAACCAGAAGAAGGGATCAAAGAAGTAAGATATATTGATCCTATGAAAATTAAGCTTGTCAGAAAAATCAAAAAAGATGGTAAACATGTATTGAATCCATCTTTTTCGGTTACCGATGGAAAGGCTGCAAATGGAACTATGGCAACTCCGGAAGTTGAGGAGTTTTTTGAGTATGATCCAAATATTAGAGGTACTGGTGCAGGTCAAGCGACTAGTAACTTTAAAAATGCAATTGGTGGTGCTGCAAGAATTTCAAAAGATGCAGTTACTTATGTTCATTCTGGTTTAGTAGATAGAAATAAACAGGTAGTTCTTTCATATCTTCATAAAGCAATCAAGGCACTCAATCAGTTAAGAATGATTGAGGACTCTCTTGTTATCTACAGATTGTCCCGTGCTCCAGAGCGTAGAATTTTTTATATCGATGTAGGTAATCTTCCTAAAATAAAAGCAGAACAATATCTTCGTGATGTTATGACTCGTTATCGTAACAAGTTAGTTTACGATGCAAACACTGGAGAAATCCGTGATGATAAGAGAATGATGTCGATGCTTGAGGATTTTTGGCTTCCAAGAAGAGAAGGTGGTAGAGGAACCGAAATTACAACTCTTCCTGGTGGACAGAATCTTGGAGAACTTACAGATGTTGAGTATTTCCAAAAGAAACTTTACAGAGCACTTGGAGTTCCAGAGTCTCGTTTAGGTGGAACTGGTGGATTCAATCTTGGAAGATCTTCAGAAATTCTGAGAGATGAAATTAAATTCACCAAGTTCGTTGGAAGAATGAGAAAGAGATTTTCTCATCTCTTTATGGATATGTTGAGAACTCAACTTCTCCTCAAAAATATTGTTACCACAGAAGATTGGAAAGTTCTTTCAGATCACATTCAATTTGATTTTGTTTATGATAACCATTTTGCAGAACTCAAAGAAGCTGAACTTATTCAAAATAGGTTAAATGTTCTTGTTGCAGCTGAACCCTATATTGGTAAGTATTTCTCAGTTGATTATGTAAGAAGAAATATTCTTAAACAAACTGATGCTGAGATTGTAGAAATTGACATGCAAATAGGTTCTGAACAGGCAGCAGGAATTATTCCCCCTCCAATGGATCCGACAACCGGACTTCCTGTTGGTCAAGAACCACCCCCTGCAGAACAACCAGCAATGGGAGAAGTTCCAATGAACCCAGAAGCTAATGCATCTGCAGCGGAAATGCCTCCGACCGAAGAAGCTCCAAAACTTCAGATGCCTAAAGGTGGCAGAATCTAATAAATAAATTTAAGTAAACACTGAACTTTTAAAAATGGATGATCTTATTGACATGATGGTTTCTAACGAATCTCCTGCAGATATTAGTGACCGAATTAAAGAAATTTTAATGCAAAAATCTGCAGAAAATATTGACATTATCAGACCTGTAGTTGCTGCTTCAATGTTTGGTTCTCCAGAAGCTGAATCTGAAGAAGTTCCAGAAGTTGAAGAAGAACCTACTGAAGAAGACGCAGAATAATAAATAACTATTATAGAACTTTATTATAACAATGCAAAGAACAAAAATAATTGCAACAGAAGTTGCAATGCCAACAACTGCAGGAGCTGCTTCCAGTATTAGTGAAGCAACTTGCGTAAGATTGTATAACGGATCTGGAGCTGCAGCTACAGTTAGTATTTCTACTGCTGTTGGTGCTGCAACTACTAATACATTTACAATGGCAACTGGTGATGTTGAATTTCTTCAAAAGGCTTCAACTGATGTTATTTTTGCATCTTCTGCATCTGTGAAAGCTGCTAAAGTAGGACTTACCAACTAAGAAAAATGAAACTAATTACCGAAGAAGTAACAAATGTAAAGATTATCACCGAAGGAAAAGGTGCTAGTAAAAAACTTTACATTGAAGGGGTATTCCTTCAAGGCGAAATCAAGAATCGTAATGGGAGAATGTATCCTATCACAACTCTTGCTCGTGAAGTAGGTCGTTACAACGAAAACTTTGTTGCAAAGGGTCGTGCTCTTGGGGAACTAGGACATCCAGATGGCCCAACCGTTAATCTTGATCGTGTTTCACACAAAATTACTTCTCTTGTTCAAGAGGGAAATAACTTTGTAGGTAAAGCACAAATCCTGAATACTCCTATGGGTAAGATTGCATCTTCTCTTCTAGATGAAGGTGTAATGCTCGGTGTTTCTTCCCGTGGTGTTGGATCACTCCAAACAACCAGTGAAGGTCACAAAGTAGTTGGTGAAGATTTCATGCTTGCAACTGCTGCTGATATTGTAGCAGATCCTTCTGCACCTGATGCTTTTGTTTCAGGAATTATGGAAGGTAAGGAGTGGGTTTGGGAAGGAGGAATCCTTCGTGAACAACTCGCTTCTAGAACTCAAAAGAGAATCAACACTCTTGTTGATCAGAGAAGACTTGACGAACAGAAGTTAAATCTGTTCCAAGAGTTTTTATCAAATCTTTAAATTATAAATAAATACAGATTATACTAAGGTAATCGGAGAGTACAAATGTCCCGTGGTAAGAATTTACAAGAAATGGAAACCGGCACTTCACAATCCAAAACCGCTGTAAATGCTCATGCATCTGCACCGGCTTCCCCAGAAAAAAGTGCAACCCCTGTTGCAACTCCAGGTCAAACTGGTGCTTGGGAAGATCTCGGAGGCCCTACCCCAGAAAATAGTAAGCCAGATGATAACAGCAATATGCTGAAGACTCCTGGTGCAACCCTTAAGCAAGTTAAGGATGTTGTAAATGCTAAGGCTTCTGCGCCTGACGCTCCTGCAACTTCTGCAACTCCTGTTTCTACCCCTGGTCAAGGTGGTGGTATGAAGGAAGAAGTTGAAGAGGAAGAAGGTGAAGAAATCGTCGCAGAAGAAGGCGAAGAAGAAGAAGTTTCTGATGTAGAAGAGGCTGAAGAGGAAGAGGTTGTTGAAGAGGATGTAGATTCCATCATTGACGAGGATGTAAATGCTCTCCTCTCTGGCGAAGAAGAACTTTCTGAAGAATTCAGAGAGAAAGCAAAGTTAGTATTTGAAGCTGCTCTTCACGCTAAGACAAAAGAAATTCAATCTACTCTAGAAGAGCACTATGCTGCTGCTCTTGCAGAAGAGGTTGAAGAAATCAAACTAGAACTAACCGAAAGAGTTGACTCATACCTTGAGTATGTTGCTTCCGAATGGTTAGAAGAGAATGCTCTAGCAGTTGAAAGTGGCCTCAAGACTGAGATCACTGAGTCCTTCATCGCTGGTATGAAGGGTCTTTTTGAAGAACATTATGTATCAATGCCTGAAGAGAAATATGATGTGCTAGAGAGCATGGTAGAAAAACTTGATGAAATGGAGACAAAACTCAACGAGCAAATTCAAAGAAATGTTGCTCTAAATGCTAAACTTGCAGAATCTGCCGCTGACAGAGTTCTGAACCAAGTTTCAGAGGGTCTCGCACTTTCCCAAAAGGATAAGCTTGCAAGCCTCGCTGAGAGTGTTGAGTTTGAGAGTGAGAATGACTATTACCAGAAGCTGGTAACTCTTAGGGAGTCATACTTCCCAAGAAACGCTGGTGTTCCAGCAAACGAAACGGAAAATCTATCAGAAGAAGCGAATTTCCAGGAAGTGAACCATTCACCTTCTATGGACGCTTATCTACGCGCGCTTTCCACCGTTGCTAAAAAGTGATTTTTAGATAATACTCAAACCGCAGTTTAACAACACTTAACACGAGGTATCAAACTAAAATGGACGGAATTAATTCACAAATGTTAATGGAGAAGTGGGCTCCAGTCCTAGACTTCGATGGTCTAGGCGACATCAAAGATTCCCACAGAAGAGCTGTTACCGCTCAACTTCTAGAGAACCAAGAGAGAGAACTCCGCGAGTCTGCTGAGTTCCTTGGAGAATCTTCCCCAACCAACTCTGCTGGTACTGGTGGTTTCTCTGGTTCCGCTACTGCTGGTGGTCCAGTTGCTGGTTTCGACCCAGTTCTAATCAGCCTCATTCGTCGTGCAATGCCTAACCTCATTGCTTATGACATCTGTGGCGTTCAACCAATGAGCGGTCCTACTGGACTCATCTTCGCAATGCGTTCCCGTTACGATTCACAGTCTGGCACTGAGACCTTCTTCGACGAAGTAGATACAACCTTCTCTGGTCAGAACAACAGCCGCAACCTTTCCAACGGATTCTCCGATGGTCTCGTTGGTTTCGGTACAACCAACCAGGATGGAACCAATCCTAATGTTCTCAACCCAGTTGGAACCGCTACCACTAACCCATCACCATATAATGTTGGTCAGGGTATGTCTACTGGCGATTCCGAGGCTCTCGGAGACGCTGCTGCTAATGCTTTCAACCAGATGGCATTCAGCATCGAGAAGGTTACCGTAACTGCTAAGTCACGCGCCCTCAAGGCTGAGTACTCCCTAGAGCTCGCTCAAGACCTCAAGGCAATCCACGGTCTAAACGCAGAAGCAGAACTTGCTAACATTCTCTCCACTGAGATCCTCGCTGAAATCAACAGAGAAGTTATCAGAACCATCTATAAGGTTGCTGAGCAAGGTGCTGCTGTTAACACTGCTA